GATAAAGCTGGAATGTATGAATTATTATTAAAATATGATATTTCCAAGTTACATACTTTAAATGCTAACGAAACAAATAAAACATTTGGGTTTCATGTTCAAACTCCTACTTGTTATTTTTTACTAACAAAGAGAGAAAATAAAGGGAAAATAGAATTGTTTGATTCTCTCAAAAATAATTATGAAACATTAATATTGAGAGATAATATGCCAATTCCACTAGATTTTCTCTCTATTGTAAATAAGTTTTTGAAAATTACTAATAAATATGGAAAATTAAATGTAATTAAAACCAATTTACCAAAAAAAAACACTCAATTAATTAATCATTTATCTCCTCTATTTAAATTTGAGAATGTCAAAACAACCAAATTAAATAAAGATAAAGAACCTTATTTGGAAATTAATTACAGTAATGAGCCTTTAATGTTTCATGGAGAACCTAAATTAATTATGGCTCATAAAATGTATGGTTTTCCATACTTAGATTATGAAGGAAAATATGGAATATGTACGAGAGATAATTATATTATTAAAAATAAATCTATAAAAGAACTCGAATTAATTAAAGAATATCTCTCTAATGAACTAATTTTATTTCTATTTGAGACAACAAGATACCGAATGAGATATCTAGAAAAGTATGTTTTTGAGTTTATACCTGATTTCTCGAAAATACCAGAAGATATATTAAATAAAAAATGTATATATGAATTACTAGATATAAATAAGGAAGAGAAGGAGTTTATTGAGAGATATTACAAGATAAAATATAAATATTTTTAATATAAATATATTTTGTTATGATATATTAATGTTAGAATTATCGTTATTATTTATGGCAGCAGGAAAATCATCTAGATTTGGTGGTCAACCAAAATTATTAGCAAAAGTAGGAAAAAATAATGAAAGTTTATTTGAATTATCAATAATTCAAATAAAAAAACACATCCAAATAAAGCATATTCATTTAATAAGCAATGAAGAAAATGCTATCGAAATACTATCTGAAGCAAAAAATATAAGATATAAATATGATTTAGGTGATATAGATATCACATCAAATATTCAAACCATACCAAGATTTAGAAATAAACCATGGGGAACTGCGGATGCCGCAGCTTCCGCATGGTCATATATGAAAGGACCCTTTTTATTATTAAATAGTGATGATTTATATGATGAAATAACATTTGAAACAATAGCAAAAAATTGTGATAAATCAAAGAACTATATTATAGGTTATGAGTTAGGTAAAACATTAAAAAATGATAAGAAGGCAAATAGAGGATTTATTGACATATTTAATAATAAAATATTTAAATTGACAGAAAAATTAAATATTGAAAAACGATATTATTCGGAAGAAGAACTAAAAGACATATTAGTAAGTGTCAATTTATTTTTATTTCAACCTACAATATTACAATCTTTATTTGTATTAACAGAAAAATTTAAAGAAGATAATGATATGGACAATGAAATAGAAACTTTATTACCGGATTTTTTAAATAAACTATTAGCAAATAAAACACTTGAATTAGAATTAATGAAGAGTGAAGGAGAATGGAATGGTATTACATTTAAATCAGATATAGTTCAAATTAAAAAAGAAATAAATACATAATGAATCATTATCAATGCTTTCATCTTAAAACAGATCTATCCTGATTCCTATAATTATAAAGAGGGCTTGAATATGATAATCGATTTAAATCTCCTACATCAGACGCACAATAATGCATCCCACCTGCACATTGCCATATTGTTATTCCACTATTTCGAGTAGTCGTGTTTATTACATTAGTAGCATATACATTCCATGCAAAATTTTGTGGACAACTACCATTACATAATTGTCGGATTTTAACTGGATCTATTAAGTCTGCATTACTAGCTTTTTCAAATTGTTCCCATCTAGCCTGTGATTGAGCGGCAGAATCAGCTTGTTGAACAGCCAACGAATTCAATGCAGCAGAACTAGCAATAGCACTATCTCTAATGGTCGAATTAAGATCTGCAAAACCTTTATCCATTCTTGCGGCTTGTTCTGCTTGTTGCTGTTGTTGCTGTTGTTGCTGTTGTTGTTGCTGTTGTTGCTGTTGTTGTTGCTGTTGTTGTTGCTGTTCAAGTTGTTTTAGATACTGTGCTGATGTGTCAGCTTGTTGTCGCGCTATATCATTTTGTTGTTGTAGATACTGTGCGCTTGTTTCAGCAGCTTGTCGCGCTATATCATTTACTTGTCTCATCTCATCTCGAGATATTTGTGCCGCTTGTTCTCGTGCTCGGCTTTGTTCATCAATTAACTCTGAATGTTGTCGTTGTTGTTGCTCTAGTTGTTTTTGTCCTTGTCCCATTAACTCTGAATGTTGTCGTTGTTGTTGCTCTAGTTGTTTTTGTCCTTGTCCCATTAACTCTGAATGTTGTTGTTGTTGTTGCTCTAGTTGTTTTATTTGAATATTAATTTCTTTTTCTTTAGATATATTTTTATTTATCGTAGAAAGGTTCTTATCTCGTATCTGTTCAAGAGATAATACATTTTCCACCAAGTTTTGTCTTGAAACCATTTGTTGTTCCGCTGCTTTTGACTCGAGTTTATATACATATTTTTTATGTTCTAGCATCTCTTTATCTAATTTTAGAATATCTTCTTTTATTTTTCCTATTTTGTCTTGGCGTTTTTTTATATTCTCTACGACTTGTCGTTTTGTTTCTAATTTATCATTTATTTTTTGATAGCTAGAATTCTTTTGACTCGTAATTCTTTGTATATTTTTTTTAATCTCGGCCTTTTTTTTGTTTCGTTCTTTAAATTTTTTAATATATTCAGGGGTTGCATGCTTTTCTGCTTGAGCTTTTGCTAACTTCCTCAAGGCATCAACGGTAAACACTTCTATCGTTGGACCATCCTTTACATATCTATTTATTTCTTCATCCCATACCAGATTCTTCTTCATATTGTCTAGTGCTCCTTTCTCAAACATTTCTTTAACTTCCTGATCAGAATATTCTTTATCTTGTGAAGATTGTACAGAATTCGTAGTTTGTATTAAGTTTTTTCGATCACTCGTTACACTAGAAGAAGCCGTTATTTTTTTTTCTATTCGTTGTTGTTGTGCCATAAATATAATATAATATTATATTATATTTATGGCACAACAACAAGAAGATGCTTTAGTGAATTTATATAAAGAAAATGAAATAGAAGAATCTAATTTTAATAACATTTGGTTAATAAATAAAGGAGAGATAGAAAAATTTATATATAATAAAGAATTAGATATAGATACATTAAATAATTATTCGCAAAATTTAATTACTTACTATAAAAATAAAATTAAACAGGTTAACGATTTAAAATTAACTCGGTCGAATGACACTGAAAAAAATTTAGAAGGTGATGCTACTATACAAATACTTCAAGAGGAAAATATTCCTAAAATAATAGAAAAATACGGAGAAAAATATGATTCATCGAGTGCTGCTGAAATTTTAACTGATAAGTATAAAAGTTTAATAGGACAAGATACAACAAAAGATGTTATTCGAGCAGATTATGATGAAAGATTTAAAGTTATTCGGTATGATTTATTAATAAAAGAATATGAAAAAAATATTAGTGACATAGAAATTGATTTGGTTCAAGTGATAGAATTTAATAAATTAATGAAAGATGAAAAAGAGAAGGAAGCAGCAGCAAATATTATTCAAAATAGTTGGAAGAAAAGACAAAAATGGTTGTATGATATGCAATTAATTCCATATGTAAGTAGTGAAGTTGTTGAACCATCAGAATTAATAAATATATTTATAGATGGTTGTAAAGATACATTTGTAGATATTCCAGCTGATTGTGATGGCGATATATTAAAAGAAGAAATAGCAAAAAAAATGCGTGCTGATAATCCTAAAGAACCATGTTTAACCAAAGTAAATGAAAAAATAGAAAAAATAAATAAGAAATGTCCTACTCTACACGATGATTCAGGAGATTTAGCAAATCTCTTCTCTACCCTTTCCCTTGATGGTGGACACAAAACAAGAAAAGGTGGAAAAAGAACAAAAAAGGACGGAAAAAAAACAAAAAAGAAAGGTAATACATTAAAAAATAAACAAATTATTATTGGTGGAACAGTCGAAAAGATGATAGATTATGTAAAATTATTTGATGTATATAATGACACATTATCATATAGACTATTACTGGATAAATTATACATTAATTTATCTGTTCTATCAAGTAAATACATTAATTCATTAGAAAATTCATCATTACTATTTCCTAACTATTTTGACAATGAAATATATAATATAAAAAATAACATAATTGATATCAGATCATTAATTAATAGTGAGTATAGTATAATGAGAGGGGGGGTGGGCCCTGATGAATCAAATGGAGTAGAAGAGGACCCAGATTTCTTAGTTCCTCAAACACTCACTTTCGATGACAGAATAAATAAATTGGAATCTACATTACAAACAGTAGTAAATTACCTCTCTGCTGTCTCTGCTGCTGCTGAGAGACAAGATATTTCAGGTGAAAAAAAAAAATCAGATGTAGATTCTAATGATTCTTCCGATATTGATAGTGATGGTAAGGATGATTCTGGTGCCAACGGGGCTGCTGAAGAAGAAAAAGAAGGAGTTAGACAAGAAACAGATAATCGTATTAACATTGTCACTAAACACAACGAAGAAGAAGTAAAACAAATAACAGAGTCATTAAAGGAAATGGTAAATCAAATAACACAACTAACTAATGCCATTGTAGAACGACAAAAACAATTAGATGAAGCTCTTAAGACGGAAGAAACGGAATTAACAGATGATCAGAATAAAGTATTGACTATTGATAAAGAAATCCAAGAAGAAAATAAAATAATAGAGAAATATACTGAGGAATTAGAAAAAATTAACGAAGAAGAAAGAGAAATAAAAAAAGAAGAAGAAGAAGAAAGTAAAAAAATAAGCCAGGAAGATATATATGCTCTGATAGGGACAGCCCCGACAGAATATGAATTAAAATTAATTCAAAATAAAAAATATGCCAGTCGTTCAATGTTAACACAAAATTTAATGAACTTTTTAAAAGATTGTGATATTTTAAATTCTGTGCCGGAATGGAGAACTGAAATTTCAACAGCTGTATTAGCATTTGTTACAGGCAGCGCAGAAAATCCTAATAATTTACAACGAATAGTGTTAGATTTATCTTACAAGTATTTTAACTTAATTTTATTAGGAACACCCGGAGTCGGTAAAACATATACAGCAGGAATAATAGGCAAAGCTTTACATAATTGTGGATTTTTGACGGTTGGTAAAAAAATTGATATTAAAAAACCAGACTTAATTGGTGAATATACAGGTCAAACTGCCCCCAAAGTATATAAAGAATTGACACGCGGATTAGGAAATGTAATATTTATAGATGAGGCGTATTCTATTGCAGGAGCAAAAGATGAAAATACGAATAAATATGATTCATATGGACAAGAAGCATTAGATGCCCTTACAGATTACACATCTGAACATATTGGATTATTGTCTGTAATTGCTGCCGGATACGAATATGAAATGAATAAACAATTTTTAGATGTAAATACTGGTTTAAGACGACGATTTCCAACACGATTAACACTACCTCGTTACGAGTTAAAAAGTTTCTGGAAAATATTAGAACTTTACTTAAAAAAATTTGTTGAACAAGGAGACACAATGAATAATCATAAAGCCTGTTTTGAATTACAAAATTTAATGTTTAATTATCAATGTAATCCTAACCCAACTATTAAATTATCAAAAGACTGGAAAGATTTATCACCAAATACGGGTTTAAAGGATTTAACCAAAATTTCTATTGTTTTAACAGATGATCAAAACAACGATATTGAACTGTCGTCGATAGAAAATTTTAATAATTTAATAAATTCAAACACAGACATAGATAGTAACAAAGTTCTTCTATTTAATGAAAATTTAAGGACTAAATTACCTGATGATTCAGAGAATATTACATATACTTATATTAAATCGTATATAATATATAGATTATGTAGTCCGACTTTATATAACGGAGACTTTTATAGAAGTCAATCTGATAATTTAAAAAAATTCGCAAGTAGTATATTAGAGTATATATTATTACAAAATATAGAAACTCCAAGTAATGATGATATAAAAGATTTTTATTTTGAACTATTTTTCAGAGAAAACCCAAATACAAAAATAGAGAATCTAAAATATAGTATTGAGAATAATGAACTTAAATTTAATATATTCGCAAATCCTAAAAATATTTATTTGGAAGATAATGATGTGGAAAGTTTAAAAGATATCATTGATTATAATGAAGATAATATAAATAAATTTATTTTACTCAGTAAAAATCTTACATCTGAAACCCAATTAGAGTATATATATATATCAATACTATGTAGAGCATATCAAACAGCAAAGTTTCAATCTCAAAGGAAGGATGGACCCGATGAAACAGATAGTTGGTGGTTTTTTGATAAAAGAGGTTTTCAAATAATAGTAGACCAAATTGGTAATAATTTGTCTGTGATAATTAATTATTTTAATACTGTCGTTGTTACTGATAATGGTGCTGGTACTGGTGTTGTTACTGATAATAGTGCTGTTACTGATAATAGTGTTGGTACTGGTGTTGTTACTGATAATAGTGCTGTTACTGATAATAGTGCTGTTACTGATAATAGTGCTGTTACTGATAATAGTGCTGTTACTGATAATAGTGCTGTTACTGATAATAGTGCTGTTACTGATAATGGTGATGTTACTACTACCACTAATAATACTACTACTGATCCTGTCAATGGTACATTTGCGAATGAATCATCTACTTCTAATCCTACTGTTGGTGGTGGAAAAAAAAGTGGTTTCATTAAAAACACTAAAAAAACTAAAAGACGTAGAAAAAAAAACAAAAAGAAAAATAAAAAAATAACCTTAAACATGAAGTAACAAAAGTCAATAAGGTTTAAAAAATGTTAATAATTAAATTCATTATTAATTATAATGGCAAAATAATTGAAGGAATCCAATAGAAAAGATTGTAGAAAGAAATTAGTTAATTTGGTATACAAATGTAAACACATTACACTATGTTACAAAAAATCGATAGAATACATTTAGTATGTGATATAAAACCGTTTTTGAAAGTTTAAATTACTTTAAAAAAGGAACTGAAAAAAAGGCACTATTATAAGTTATTTATATAAATATATATTACCAAAAATATATAATTATGTTCTCATTCGAAAACAGGAAATTACAACGAAGTCAGTTTGTCAATTTTATAATTAAACTTCTACATAAAACTAATATTTCTAATAAAGTTTGGGCTTTTATGATTAAAGCATGGCATTTTACATTTCCTTGGTATTTATTTATATTTGTTTTTATACCTGGTAGTTATAACTCTTGTTTATATAACTATATTTTCTTAATTTTTTTCTTATTATTATTTATCTATTTTAACGGCTGTTTTATAAGCCATTTAGAATATAAATTATACAATAAAAAATATGTCAATATTATTGATCCATATTTAGCTTTATTTAATTTACCTTTTAATAAAATAACCAGATTTTATGGCACCTTTGCTGTTGCCTTTGCTTATTTTTTAGTTGTAAGTGTTGTCCTTTATTTTAGATTTTCTAAAAAAATTGAATAATATATTTGATATTTATTTTATTCTATAAATGTCAAATAACTTTATAACTACCACTCGTTTTAATGAAGACACATTTCAACAATATATTTCTTATAAAAATAAAATAAATACTCATCAATGTATATATGGTTCACCTCTTCGCATTAAAGAACATATTCCCCTTGAATCATTCATTTATGTTATTGAAATGAATAATTCAAAAAATAAGATACAAGGAATTGGACTTATTATTAATAAACATCATCCAGATAAATATTATAGAATCTATAATGACCAAGACTATAACCGGTATATTTATAAAGGAAAAAAAAGACTGGATGTTTCTATTATTACAGACCCTTATTATAAAAAAGTT